GGCACTGGCAGCACTCTGGGCAGCCATAGTGGCAGCCTGTGTTGCTACCTGTGTAACAATAATGGCAGAAATAACAATCTTTTGTGCCCTTTTTCGCACAGCAGGTGGTAAATCTGCACCAATGTTACCTAAAGCGTTAAAAGCATCAGCTAACCCTTGAAACGCTGCCCCCAACAATGGAATCGCCGCAACTGGGTTATCGTTGTGAAATTCCTGTGGGGGTATTATTTTGGGCTAGGCACAAATGTCGCTCTTGGTAAATAAGCACCATCAGCGTAATACTTTATAATTGCCTTCTTAGGAACGCGCTTGCTTGCAGCAGTAGGTTTAGGAATGTTTGCTAAATCAACTTTTGCTTGAGCCAATCTATTTTCCAAATCATCAACTTTGGCTACTGCTCCCTGAATAGCGTTGAATACAGTTGCGTATTCTGCTTTTAGGTCACGTAGGTTTGCATCGGCTACTGCCTTATCATCGCTACGATTTTGCCAGTCAGTTTCTGAGTTGTTCATAACTGTTTCGTAATTACTAAGAGTTCCACGTTTAGAGGTTAAATCTTTACTCAACATAGAGTAAGTCAGTTGTTTGCCATCGTAGTTAGTTTCAGCGTTTAGATACACAACGTTTGCCTGTTCTTCAACGGCTACTGTCTGAACATAAAAAGCAGTTTTGTTATCTAAAATAGTCTTTAGTGCTGGGTTTTTTACCATAGTCACTGCCGAAGTTTGGCTAAAGAATGAAGCAGGAGCAACATTCCAAGAACCACCTAAAGGTTGGTAATACAAGGTAGAACAAGCGCCACCAGTCCATTCATAGAACCATGCGTCAATCGCGTAAGATTTTCCACCAGTAAATGAAAACATACCAGTTGAGTTTGCTCCACAGCCTTTTAGCGACCAGTCATTAATTACCTGAGTTCCGTTGATAGACATGTAGAAACCGTCATCAGCCTGGTTCTGGAAGTAGACTTTAGTGGTAGTTGGGTATGTAATGTACCCCTTGTAGTGAAGCATAATGTACTCAGAACCACAACCTAAAATGTCTCCACCGCCCCAGTTAGCCTGAATATTAGAAACAGTAGTTGTCTTACATTTTGTATAGACAGTATCTGATTTTTGGGGCGGGTTACCATTACGGTTTATTCCTGTATAAACATCTACACTCAAACCAGCGGTAGTTCCCTGACCACCAACGTTGATTAGTTTAGTGTCATAGTCATTTTGAGCCTGGTTCATCTGAGCTTGAGCATTGTCAGAGTTTTGCTGGGCTACAAGATAATCGTTGTAAGTGCTATCTACCAAGTCAGCAGCAGTATTTACATCAGCAATCGCTACGGCTACTGCCTGTTCAGCGGTTGCTACTAGGCTGAAATAATCGTCATAAGTAGCCTTGTCTGAGATGTAGGCTGCTTCAGCAGAGGCTAAAGCATCTTTGGCTTCAGTAGCAGCAGTTTGAGCAGTGTTAATCTGGTCAGCCTGGTCATTAGAAGAGTTAGTCCAACTATCTAAATCTGCTTGAGCAGAGTTTAACTGAGCCTGTAAGTCTGCAATCTTGGCTTGAGCCTCAGCAACTTTTTGGTTGTAGTCAGTCGTGCTGTCAGCCAAAGCAGGGCTAGACAAGCCAAATAAAATAAGTAGCGTTGTAAGGGGAACGAATAGTGCTGCGAATTTACGCAAGCCCATCATTACTTCTTTGGCTCTTCTTCTTTAACGTTCTTCAACTGAACAGACTGCTGGAACGCAGCGTTGATTTCAGCGTTAGATAGCTTGCCATCTTCTAGGAAGGCAATAGACAACCGCTCAATTACCTTAGCGACAGCCAAAATACCGCCAACAAGGGCAGCAGTAGCGGGAGCCACACCACCAAGGGAACCAGCACCGATAACACCAAGTGCGGACGCGACAAACGTCGCAAGAATTCTAAGAAGGACATTTCCTGTAAGTTTCATTTAAGACCTCATCTATAATTTTATATGATGTGTCCAAGTTATATCGGAGTACATACCGAAGTTGTATTTATAGATATAGGATACAGACTTATTGCTAAAAAATCTTAATAAGCTGCAGTTCCTCCAACGGAAGAACCTGTAGGTACGCTAGCATCCATACCAGCATCCTGGGCTACTGCATCAGCAAAAGGTTGTGCTGCACTTAAATTAGAACCTGTTTGTGTAAATAGCGGGTCAGTAGCAGACTGAGTCTGCACTCGTGCAGGAAAACTAAGCCAAGCATCTTCTCCGTTAGTGTCTACTGAGGCGGTTCCAGGGTAAGCAATAGTAGGCATAAAGTCTTTGTTTAAACCGTCCATACCCTGCAAAGCAGAATTTGCTGGTAGGTTTCCTTGAAGGTCGTTGCCAAATGACGGATTCATGCCCGCGTAGATACCCCTTGCTTTAGCAGGAGTTTTTTTGCGGTTAATCACTCTTCATCTTCTTCGTCATCTTCATCATCCCAGTCCCAAATATCAAAGTCATCAAAGTTATCAAACTCATCGTCATCAAGTTCAACTTCATTAACTTCTGGTTCTTCTGGAAGGTTTTCGTCAGACATAGCTCTCCTTAGAGGTTTCCGTTATTTTTTGTTACAGGTGCTGCAGTTGCAGCATTACTAGTATATGACGTTTCTCCAACAGCTGGAGACTTATTGTCCCCATCAATTGACGATTTAATACTTGAGCCATCGTCTTTAGTGTTTAACGCTAAAACGCCCTGTTTTGTTGCGATACATTCATTGCACACTAAGTGACTCCCGATAATTGGCTTTATATGTAATTAGTATGACAGAAGTTAAAAGCCCCGCCACCCTAAAAGAGTGACGGGGCTTCGTAGTTAACTAGATAGTTTTAACTATCCTTATAAAACGAATGTTAGAGTAGTAATCGAAATTACTTAATGGTTCTATAACAGTAGTTCCGTAGAACTTATTCGCGTTAATTACTTTTCCTTTTCCAATATAAATACCAGAGTGGTCAAAGTAATAGCTGCCTTTATATCCAAAAACGACTATATCGCCTATTTTTGGTGTATGAACCCGTGTACCCAGCTTTCCCTGGGCAGTGGCGGAGTGTGGCAGTTCTAGTCCAAATTGTTTGTAAGTCCAAACAACTAGGCCCGAGCAGTCCCATCCACTAGGACTGGCACCTGAAAACACATAGTAAGTTTTATGCTCACGTGTCTTTAGGTACTTTATTACATGTTTCATTTTAGAAGTATTGGCGTTTACTTTTGCGGTGTGAATTAGGCTCACACTAACAGATTTAACCTTTACTTCTTCCACAGCTGCTTTAGTAGTCAGGTGACTACGGTCTGCTACTGCAGATGATGAACAACCAGCAAGAATAAAAACTATGCTGGCTATATATATGAACTTCTTCATTTGGCGACCTACCTTTCCTTGGTAGTTAGTACTCGGTCGTTTATTGTCAAAGTGACACTCACTATTAAGTTATAGAGAAAACCCTATCACAAAAGTAATAGGGTTTCCACCTGCTAACAGTATTTATTCTTTATGAGCCCAACCGTCGCCTTTAAAAGACACGGAAACTAGACCTAAAAGGTGAATCATATCAATTTTGCAGTTATCACACTTATACCCAGGGTCATCCTCATGAATACTACGTGTAATTAGCTTTCTAGCCTCGCATAGAGGGCATCTGTACTCATAGTTAGGCATTATACAAGCTTTCCAGTTTCAGGGTCTATACGGGGGTCACCGAGCTCTTTTAGCTTAGTAACGTATTTATCACGAGCATTAAGAATAAACTCTTCAAGTTCTTTCTTTTGTTCTTCAAACTTTTTCATTACATCTGAGTATTGAAGGTCATTTAGTTCTTCTCTGTACTGCTCAACAGTAGCAATAGCTTTATTAAGTTGTTCAGCAGCAGAAGCTGCCTTAAGTTGGTCTTGCTGAAACTTTAGTTCAGCATTTTCAATATATTTTGATGTTTTCTTTTCGTTTGCCATATTATTCTTTCTCCAGTAAAAATGCAACTAATGTTGGGTTATCTCGTAATATCATAACTAATGGTTCTTGAGTTAGGTAAATAAACCAGTGCTCTAAGTTTTCATGAGTATCTGTACGCTCATCTTTGTCAGCCTTGTCATTTTGGCCAAATACAAAAATAATAGCGTGCAAAAGTTCGTGCATTAGATAGCGACGTTGCAGCTGAGGATTTAAATCTTTATTTATAACAATAAAGTTACCATTGGTATACGTGTACGCATGAGCATCTGCAAGCCCAGCATCTTCATTAACAGTTCGTTCGTGAATAGAATAGGTTTGTGACCCTAGTTTAATCTTCTTTGGTAGTGCCATTTTGTGCTCCTTTTATAAGGTTTTAAGTATATCAAATGGCTGACCTTCCTGGACTCGAACCAGGAACCTTAGAGTTAACAGCTCTCTGCTCTGCCATTGAGCTAAAGGTCAATAGTGGACCTGCACAGAATTGAACTGTGGTCTTACTCGCTCCAACTTGTGGCTTTAACGAGCAATCGACACCATTTCAGGCCCTTATGCCCTCAGTAGGACAAAATGCATTAAAAACCTACTGAGGGACTTCACTTACAGTTACAAGAAAGGGAAAAGCTGTAAGTAATTACTAGTATAGCGGGTTATTACTTGATGTCAATGTGTCTTGGCTTCTTTTCTTCAGGAAGTCTTAGCTCAAGTTTAATTGTGAGCATTCCATCCTTTAGCTCAGCAGAAGCAATTTCAATGAATTCAGCAAGAGCAAAGTTAAGAACAAAGTCTCGTTCAGCAATACCCTGGTGCAATAGCTCTCCGTGTTTAACTTCATAAGTTTTGCCTGACTTAAATTCAGTGGCATCGGACTTAATAGTTAGAGCTTGGTCTTTGACTGTGACAGATAGTTCATCACGAGTAAACCCAGCTACAGCAATTCGGATTTCAAAATCATCACCAAATTTGGCAATGTTGTATGGGGGGTAGGAAACAGACTTAGTTTCTTTAGCCAACTCTTTAAGAGTGGCGAATACAGGGTCAAACCCAATAGCCCAGCGGTCAATACGAGGAAAGAGGTCCGCTATAGTAAGTGGCTTAGGTGGAACAACTGTTTTTGGCCATTTGTCTTTTTTATCCCACGGCTCATGTGGGTTAGGCATTGGGGGGTATGGCTTACCATAAGGTTCATATGGATTTTGATTTTTATCCCACGGTTCTGGGAACTGGTTTGTTGTTTTCATGTTGTCTCCTTAGACGACAACTGTGCTACAATAGTTCCATAAACACCCGTCCACGCAGCGAAAGCGGTGGGCGGGTTATATTTTTACTGCCCGTAGCACAGTATTTATTTACGGTACCCAATTGGCGTACCTATATAGATATTAGCAAAAACTTTACACATTTGCAATATATGTAAAGTTACTTCTCAGGGTCTCCTGGTGGGCGTCCGTCATTGTCGTACATACGCGACAAGCTAGTTTGACCATCTGAACCAATGCCAGGAATATACTTCATTTGAGTGGAGGCCGCTGGATGCACAGACTCAGAAGGCCCATATAGCTTCTCTTCGCGCTCTTTAGACTCACGAGTAGTCTGCTGCTTAGGAGTCTCTGGCCATGAGCCATGGTTCTGATAGTAAGTGTGTCTCCACCACTTAGCTTCTTTTTTATTAGCAGGAGTAGATGTGTACCCACATAGTTCTCTACACATTACAAGTCCTTACCAACGGCGGGGCCTTTTTCGGCCCAAAGGCTTTTTTAGCCAATCTTAAAAGGGTCTTTAAGGGTGCCACTTCTAATAATGTTTTGGGAGCCTCGTACGAGTCGGTTAACCCCACTGTGCATTACGCCTTCATTACGTTCTGGCTTTTGTGCCGCTGCGTAATCTGCTGACTCTGACTTTAGTTGTGCAGCCATGTCCTCTTTAGGAATTGGTGCGTATAGGTTAGTTCGTGCTTCGTGGTTTGGTCTTTGCATGATTATCCTTTATTTCAGTTGAGAATTGAGGGGAAGTGGCTCTACGTGTCCTGGACCAACTACATCGATTGGCTCAGTAGGTGTTCTTTTTTCATCTACAGGTTTTCCTGGGTCTTTTACTACTGGTGTTACTGGGGGTGTAGAAACGGGTCTAACAGTCGATTCTTGTTGCGGCTTTGTTTTTCTACCAAACACCTTTTTAACTACCTTACCTATATCGCTATACAGTGAAGGTGCGTTATGAATAGCGTCTATCTTCTTAAGCTGTTGATGAGCAGGTCCGTGAAGAGGCTGTGTTTTTGCCTCTTCTACTAGTTTAGCTCTAGCTTTATTGTAGAGGTCTGTACGACTTTCGTGATTTGGTCTTTGCACAACTACCTTTTAGTCTATCTGTGCACCAGACTTGCGAACGTGAGCTTTATATGCTGCGTGAAGCATTTCAGCGTTCTTAACCAAGCCTGGGTGTAGTCCTTCATGTGCAGGGTGATTAGGGTC